GTGAGCAAGGAAGATTTTCTGTCATTTGTTGAAAATATGAATTTTAAGGGAAAGTATTTTTGTGTGTTTAATCAGGACGATATTTACGATGACGGCTCAGAAACCCCTGCTCTTGAACAGGAAATTCTTGCAGAATATCTTTACTTTTTTGAATTTGATGATGATAGTCTTGATAAATACGAAATGCTGAAATATCGTCAAATCGGAAAGAAATTTTGCGTTCTTGACAAAGAGCAATTTCTCAGATATGAAGATGACTGCTATTTTAAAAAGACTCCCGATTTTCTTGAAATGCGTTCGTTTTTAAGAAATGAAACAGGACTTTCAAAAGAGGACGCAGACGATTATGCGAACGATATTATGATTTGTTTTGCAACTCAACCCGACAATTCCGAAGAATCTGTATACGAAGTAATCATGGGAAGCGGAATCTACAACCGTGATGATATCGCATTCAGCCACCGAAAGCTTGAATATTTGTGTCAAAAAGTCATGTACACAAGTGCCGGACTCCATGTTCTGCTCGGACACACTCCCGAAGAAATTTTCGGTTAACAGGTAAAATTGCATATTATAGCGACAATTCAAAATCATTTTGAGGGGAACATATAGATGAATAGTGAAAATACAGCAACACACAAAATAACATATTCAAATATAGATATTGCAAAATTCATAGCGGCATTTCTGGTAATAACTATACATTGTCCTTTACTAACTTGCTTTGGAGCCAATATAGAATTAATGTTTGTAAGCACAATACCAAGACTTGCCGTACCTTTTTTCTTTGCTTGTTCCGGTTTTTTCTTTTTTAATTCACTTTCGTATGAGAACGGAAAGATTATAAACAATAAAAGGAACAGACATAAGTTGCTAAAGTACATCAAGAGGATCGTCATCCTGTATGTCATTTGGTCTATAATATATTTGTTCATATGTCAAATACCGGATTGGTATTCAACAGGGTGGTTATCGCCATTCGCCTTTGTGGATTATTTAATAGGCTTTTTTAAAAACGGTTCCTATTATCATTTGTGGTATATTCTTGATCTTATCTACGCAACTGTTTTAGGATATGTTTTATTATCATTGTTCAAGAAAAAAAACGTGGTGATTTTTTCTGTTGTGTTATACATAATAGGCATGTTCTCATATTCATACTCATGGATTGATTTCCCCGGAGTCACTCTGATCAATAGTATATCAAGAATCTTTGGTGAGATATGGAATTCAACAACACGTGCATTTCCGTTAATGACTGCCGGATATATTGCCGGTACAACCGGATTTAAACTGAAATCTAAAACTAAATTTATCCTATTTGTAATCTCATTTATATGCCTGTTGACTGAAGTAGCCTGTCTTATAAAATTCACAAGTAATGAAGGTCAATATTCATATGTAGTGTTTACAATCCCCTGCGAAATATTTTTATTTATGTTATTATTAAAGAATAAACAATTAAAATGCAACCACAATAAAGAATTGCGTAATGCCAGTACAGTAATTTACTGCGTGCATCCGTTAATAATGAATATTTTTTCTTTAATACCCGCAATAGACTCTATAAACAGTATTATAAAATACACTCTCGTGGCTGGAATTGCCGCCTTATTGGCATTCGCTATTATTAATTTATCGCAGAAAAAAGCACTAAAAGTGCTTAGATATCTTTATTAGACACTAAAAACAACCCTCACAGTACGATAAGTGTGAGGGTTGTTTTTGAACAGGAATTTTACATCCGAAAATTTCTTTTCAATTCTCAAAACCGAATGTATCCGCAGAGTAAAATCTTCCGGATATGATATCTGTTACAGAAACTTTAGCATTCATATGTAAGAGAGATTTTGTCATATTTAAAAGGTTAAAAATAAAGGTGAGTAATTAATATTTTACAAACAAATACCTGAAATTTAAGTTCCATAGTTGTGACTAAATGGTTTTTATGCTATAATCAAATCATCTGTTTGAAACCGTAAGCATCTGAAATCGGGAGGAATTGTACTTTGATTAAAATAATGTTTGTGTGCCATGGGATGACTCACGAACGCTTTACAAACCGCAATATTCCTTTGTAAATCTCGGCAAATCACGGTCAGTTGAAAAGTACAAGACTACCAAAAGACTACTTTTCAACGGTTTTAAAATCAGCTTTTATGCCTTATCGTTAATAGGATTAGAACGGACATTATTATTGCCGAGTTATCGTTAAAAGGGTTGTAACAGAAAGCAATTCCCTATACCTATATATAACATCAGTTTTCGCTGAGTATGCTTTGTTTTGAATGATGCTTATTCCAACAGTTTCTTCATTGATATATCTTGCTACTGGTAAATCCTTTGCAATCAAAGATAGCAAAGATGAAATGTCAGATGCAGTAGTAACAGCAAAAAAATCCACAGCAAAACTAATGTATGATCGTAGTATTGAAGCTTTGGCAGAGGAAAACTTTGTAAATATTATTGAAGTTGATGATAATAGAAGCGTTGCTGAAATTAGTGAAGATATTGATGAGTTACTAACGCAGATCGCAGCGGCAGAAGATGTTTTGGAACAGGCAGTAGAGGAAAATCACACTTTAGCAATGTCCATATCAGATTTAGATAATCAGCTTGCTGAATGCAGTATGCTTAAGGATAGATATGCATCACTTAGGACACAATACGAATCGGATGTTAGAAGATTGACATTTATTGCAGAAGGTGATATGTATAGGAAAACCATAACAACAATTGAGCATTGTCCGTTTTGCAATGGAATTCTTAAAAAGGAGCACTCCAAGTCTTGTTTGGAAGCCGCAATTTATGAGGTAAAGAAGATTGAATTAAAAATAAATGATCTCAGAGCAGCTGATGGAGATATTAATAGAGAAACTGAGGAGCTTAATCATAAACGAGATAGCTTGGTAACTGAAAGGAAGAAAGTACAGTCACTTATTAGAGGTGATTTGCAACCACGGGTTGATGAATTGCGCGACAAAATGATTTCGTATACGGCAGCTCTTGAAAAGGCAAAAGCAAAAGAAATGGTAGAAGCCTTCGCCCAAATATTACAAGAGCAGTTAGAAGCTATTACTTCAAATAATGACGAAGCTGCACAGAAAAACTCGAACTTTAATATAACTTCACAAATAAATGAATATATAACATCCCCATTATCTAAGCATTTAGAAACATTGTTAAAAGAATGTAATTATGATAATTTTGTCGGTGCTAGATTTGACGAAACATTATGTGATGTGGTTGTTAATGGTTCTGATAAGATGTCTCAAGGTAAAGGTTTTAGAGCATTTCTCAATGCAGTCATGGCTATTGCATTACAAGAATGGTTAGCAGATTATGATCTATATCAACCACATTTGCTTGTAATGGATTCCCCAATTTTATCGCTGAAGGAGAAAGAAGAAAATATTGGAACAGAGGTTACCACTGACGGGATGAGGAGTGGATTGTTTAAATATATGGTAGAACATCAAAAGAATCGTCAGACAATCATTCTCGAAAATGAAATACCAAACATAGAATATAGCAATGTAAATTTGATTCATTTCACGAAAATAGAAGGAAACGGGTTATATGGTTTAGTAACTGAATACAGAGAATAGTATAGAACCCATATATGAGGGTCATCCGTAATGGATGGCTCTTTTTTTATGCCCATTTTTACAGTGCGAATTCCATGGTATTTTGCGGTATTCCAGCATCATGAGAAAAGAATCTAGATTTTCTATAATTAGAGCAGATCAAATTGAAGGAGGTGATTGGCAATGGTTAAGAACACAAAACAAACTTCATGTCCAGTAGCTTCTAAAGCAAGCAAAGTCCTTCGTGACAGTCGTTACAGCAAGACATCAAAGTCTGTTGCTGGAAGTGCGTTAGCACAAACAAAACCGGGAAAGCGTAAGTAATACTGGCAACAAGGTTGGACAGAGCTGTATTGGATAATCAACCTGTCCCCTCCACATTTTGAAAAGTAAAAAACAAACTAATCTCAAAGTCCGAGATGCGCATTAGGACGGCGGGATGCATAGGAAATCCATACACAGTTTTACGGCTGTGTTAGGGATGAAGATGCACCCACCGTACTTCGTTATGTCCATTTTCGGTTAATTGGAGTCTGCGGTCATCTTCTGACCGCAGACTCTTTTCTTTTGTGTTCCGCTGTCCACCATCCGGCAGAAAGGAACACACTATGAAATTAAAGGTTCGTTATGAGAACGAATTCCAGACTATTGAGCTGGATGCAAAGGCAACAGAAAAAATGTGGGTAAGCTTATCACTTGATTGTGATGATGACATGACCCAAAAAGACAAGGAACAGGCAATTCAAAATGCATGGGACGAGCAGTACAACAAACCGGAATACAATAACTGGCATAAATTTGACCGTCACAGAGGTTACAGCAAAGCAAAATCAGATGATGAAACTGACGAAATTGATACTTTTGAACCTCTTATGAGTGAAGTTAAGGATTCTTCTATATTCTGCAAAGATGAGTGTAACAGAATAACAAAATATGAAGATGAGGCTCTTGTAGAAATGGTACATAAAATACTCAAACCAGAAAGTGCAGAGTTAGTCATTGCTATTGCTATAAAAGGTTACTCAGCCGGTGAATATGCATCTATGATTGGCGATAATGCAAATAATGTCAGTCATCGTTACAGAAGAGCCCTCAGAAAATTGAAAAAAGTTTTTGAAAAAACATCCTTTTAGTCACTCTTCCAAGGCTACCGGTTGGAGGGTGACATCCCTCCGAGAAATTTTACTTTTATGGAGGTAATTCGCATGGACGAATTAATAAGAATCAATTTTGACAGTGATAGACCCACTGTGAGTGGTCGAGAACTTCACAAGGCATTAGAAATAAAAACAGGCTACAAGGACTGGTTTCCAAGAATGTGTGATTACGGTTTTGTAGAAGGCAAAGACTTTCGCTCATTTTTGAGCGAAAGTACTGGTGGCAGACCTGCAGCAGACCATCAGATTACCATTGCTATGGCAAAGGAACTCTGCATGATTCAACGTTCGGATATCGGTCGTAAATTCCGTCAGTACTTTATTACGGTGGAAGAACAGTGGAATTCACCGGAAGCTGTTATGGCGAGAGCATTACACTTTGCAAACAGACAGCTTGAACTTGTGCAGAAACAGAATACAGAGTTACTTGAAACAGTGGTTGTTCAGAATCAGCAGATTGCTGAGCTGAAACCGAAAGCTACTTATTACGATGTGGTGCTTAAGTGTAGAGATGCAGTAAACATTTCTGTTATTGCAAAGGACTACGGGTTGAGTGCTCAGAAAATGAATGACTATCTTCATAAGGTCGGTATCCAGTTTAAGCAGTCCGATATTTGGCTTTTATATCAGAAATATGCTAATTGCGGATATACAAAAACAAACACCCATGTGTATGAGGATAGCTTTGGTTGCCAACACACGAAGGTTCATACGAAGTGGACGCAGAAAGGCAGACTGTTTATTTACGAAACATTGAAAGCAGATGGTATTTATCCGCAGATTGAACAGGAGGATTAAAGAAAATGGGCATTGATAAGTTTAATCATGAAGGGTATGCAGACCCGACTACATATGAGGCTCTTACCAATATCCATCGCGAAGAAATGGCAGCTGATAAAAAGACTGCCTATCTTCCGTTGGTATATGTTTGCAGTCCGTATGCAGGTGATATCGAGAATAATGTAAAGAACGCAAAAGTATACAGCAGATATGCCGTTAAGGAGAATGCTATCCCAGTAACACCTCATCTTCTCTATCCACAGTTCATGGATGACGGCAATGATGCAGAACGAGAAATGGCTATGCGTTTCAATTATGTACTTCTTGGCAAATGCACCGAACTCTGGGTATTTGGCGGAGTGGTTAGCCGTGGTATGACCCGTGAAATCGGTATTGCCAAGAAAAGAAGAATGAAAATCAGATGGTTTGACCGTGCGATGAAGGAGGTAAATGAATATGCTTGAATTTACGATATACACTGCCGATTGCACAAACAACAAAGGCAACTGCTTATATCCGAACAAGGCTGTAATCACAGATAAAGATGCATTTGTAAAAGCTATAAAAACAGACCATGTAACAGCTAAATATAAAGGCAACTATCGCAGTAAAGACAACTTTGAGTTTTCAGACTGCATACCGCTTGACTGCGACAATGACCATTCCGATAATCCGAAAGACTGGGTAACTCCGTTTGATATTGCTCTTGAAATTCCGAATGTCAATTTTGTTGCATCATACAGCAGACATCATATGCTTAACAAAGGAAACAAATCTGCAAGACCTCGCTTTCACATATTTTTTCCTATTCCGACAATTACTGATGCCGAGGAATATGTTTCTGCAAAGAAAAGAATTACTGCCTCTTTCCCCTATTTTGACACCAACGCACTTGACAGTGCAAGGTTTCTTTACGGTACAGATTCAGAAGATGCCGAGGTGTATGAGGGCAGTAATAATATAATTGATTTCCTTGACGAAAAGGATTTTGCTGATTTTGAGAAAACACTTACACAAGTGCCGGAAGGCAAGCGTAACAGCACGATGAGCCATGTTGCCGGAAAAGTTATTAAAAGATATGGCAATACAGACAAGGCTTATCAGATTTTTCTTGAAAAAGCAGAACTTTGCACTCCCCCATTATCTGAAAATGAACTTAATTCTATTTGGAACAGTGCTACAAGATTCGGAGAAAAGGTTGCACAGCAGGACGGTTACATTCCGCCCGAGGAATACAACTCTGACTGCAAACTAAAACCCGAAGATTTTTCAGATGTTGGACAGGCTACTGTTCTTGCACGGGAGTATAAAAATATTCTCTCCTATTCCCCATCTACCGACTATATGTCTACAACGGAAGTTTTTGGGAGGAATCGAAACCAAAGGCTCAAGGCATTTCTCAAGATTTGACCGAAAGACAGCTTGCTGAGTCTGAAACCGAAATAAAAAAAGCCATGGATAAGCTCGTCAAAAATGGTGGTATGGAGATAATTGTATCTGTTGGTGCAAAGAAAGCTTTGCAGATGTTTAACAAGGAGCAGACACACACATATGAGATGTATGAAAATGCCATGAATTACAAGAAATATGCTGTCAAACGCAGAGATACAAAGTGTATTTCCGCAACGCTCAAGGAGGCTCGACCTATGCTTGAAGTTGAACAAAGAAATCTGGATGCAAATGAATTTTTACTGAATACACCAAGCTGTACATATGACCTCAGACACGGACTTGACCTTGCAATCGAACATAATCCCGAACATCTAATTACGAAACAGACAACCGTTAATCCGTCAGATGACGGTATGGATATATGGAAATCCGCACTTGATACTTTCTTCTTGGGTGACGATGACCTTATTGATTATGTTCAGAGAATGGTTGGTCTTTCTGCCATAGGCAAGGTGTATGTTGAGGCCCTCATCATCGCATATGGAGAAGGCCGTAACGGCAAGAGTACCTTTTGGAATGTAGTAGCAAGGGTTCTGGGTACATATTCAGGCAACATCTCTGCGGATATGCTTACAGTCGGGTGCAGAAGAAATGTTAAGCCGGAGCTTGCAGAGGCAAAAGGCAAACGAATGTTAATTGCATCTGAACTTGAAGAAGGTATGAGACTTAACACGGCAAATGTTAAACAGCTCTGCTCCACCGATGAAATCTATGCAGAAAAGAAATACAAAGACCCTTTCTCATATACTCCTACTCATACTCTTGTGTTGTATACCAACCACTTGCCAAAGGTTGGTGCGATTGATAAAGGAACATGGAGAAGACTTATCGTTATTCCGTTTGATGCAACAATTGAGGGTAATGCTGATATTAAGAACTATGCGGACTATCTTTTTGAGCATGCCAGCGGTGCAATTCTCAGTTGGGTTATTGAGGGATCAAAAAAGGTGATTAAAGATAATTACAAAATCACTCCTCCGCAAAAGGTCTGTGATGCAATTGAGCATTACAGGGACAGCAACGATTGGCTCTCATATTTTTTGAGCGAACGCTGTGAAATTGACTCATCATACATTGCAAAGTCGGGAGAGGTATATAACGAATACAGGATTTTCTGTACTCAAATGGGTGAATATATCCGCAGTACAACGGATTTCTATACTGCTCTTGAAACCGTGGGTTTTGAAAAATTTCGTGACAGGAACGGCAGATACATTAAAGGCTTAAAACTCAAGACAGACTTTATGGAAGAGGACTAATGACAGTAGGTGTGACAGTTTATGACGGCTATTTACTATCCTTTTCTTATAGAATAAAAAAATAAGCTTTATATATAAGTATAGGAAATGACAGTCGTACCCTGTCACACCTTGAATTGAGGTGTAAAAATGCGTGAAAGTGAAATTGAAAGAATATTAGTAAAAAAAGTGAAGATAAATGGAGGTATCTGTCTGAAATGGGTATGTCCCTCATTTAACGGTATGCCTGACAGATTGATATTTTTACCAAACGGTCATTTTGGCATGGCGGAACTGAAAGCTAACGGCAAAAAGCCGAGAGCACTCCAGCTTGCACGGCATAAGATGCTGAAACGATTGGGATTCAAGGTTTATGTGATTGACGATGTAGAGCAGATTGGAGGAATGATTGATGAAATACAAGCCACATAGCTATCAGGAATATGCAATCAGATATATTGAAACTCATCCGATTTCAGCACTGCTGATTGATATGGGACTTGGCAAGACCTCAATTACATTGACTGCAATTCGCAATCTCCTTTTTGACAGCTTTGAGGTGTGCAAGGTGCTTGTAATCGCACCGCTCAGAGTTGCAAAAAACACATGGACTGATGAGATAAAAAAGTGGGAACACTTAAATACTCTTACTTATTCACTGATAATCGGCAATGAAAATGAACGACTTTCAGCACTCAATGAACAAACTGACATCTACATAATCAACCGAGAAAATGTTGACTGGCTTGTGAATAAAAGCGGATATAAATTTGACTTTGATATGGTTGTTATTGACGAGCTCAGTTCGTTTAAAAATCATCAGTCAAAGCGTTTCAAAAGTCTTATGAAGGTGCGACCGCTTGTAAAGAGAATTGTCGGCCTGACAGGTACTCCCTCATCAAACGGACTTATGGATTTGTTCGCTGAATTTAAAATTCTTGATATGGGTAAACGGCTCGGATATTTTATCGGGCAGTACAGGAACACATATTTCAAGCCCGACAAGATGAATGGTCCGATTGTGTATTCATATAAGCCTCTGCCAAATGCCGAGAATGCCATCTACAACAAAATATCAGACATCACGGTTTCTATGAAAGCAAATGAATATCTGAAAATGCCTGAGCTTTTAACAAGCAACTATATTGTTGAACTCTCCAACAGCGAAAAGAATCAGTACGATGAAATGAAAAAAAGCTTGGTCCTTGAAATCACTGACGGAGAAATTACCGCATCTAATGCCGCCTCCCTTTCAAACAAGCTATGCCAGCTTTCAAACGGTGCAATTTACGATGACGAGCAGAATATAGTTGAAATTCACGACCGAAAGCTTGAAGCACTTGAGGATATAATTGAGAGTATGAACGGCAAACCTCTGCTTATTGCGTATTGGTACAGACACGATTTAGAACGGATAAAGAGCAGGTTTTCTGTTCGTGAAATCAAAACAAGTGAGGATATTTCCGATTGGAACGATGGCAAAATTTCCGTTGCACTCATTCACCCTGCAAGTGCCGGACACGGACTTAATCTTCAAAACGGGGGTTCAACTCTTGTGTGGTTTGGCCTTACATGGTCACTTGAGCTGTATCAGCAAACCAACGCAAGACTGTATCGACAGGGACAGAAAAACACTGTTGTTATTCAGCACATAATCACAAAAGGCACGATTGATGAACAAATTTTGAAAGCCTTGCAGAAAAAGAACAAGACGCAGGCGGATTTGATTGATGCCGTAAGGGCAAATTTGGAGGTATAAAATGACAGCCAAAGAATATTTAAGTCAGGCATACAGACTTGACAAAAGGATAGATTCTAAAATTGAACAGCTTAAATCACTTAATCTTCTTGCAACAAAATGCACATCTACATTATCGGATATGCCAAAAAGCCAAAGTATCAGTAACTCTCGACTTGAGGATACTGTTGTAAAAATTGTTGATTTGCAGGAAGAAATAAACAGGGACATCGACAGCCTTGTTGATTTAAAGCGAGATATTGTGAGAACAATAAAATCCGTACAGAATCCTGAATATCAGATAATTCTTGAATTGAGATATTTGTGCTTTAAAACCTGGGAAGAAATAGCGGTACAGATGAATTGCAGTATTGACAATGTGTTCAAGATAAGAAAGAACGCATTAAAAAGTGTTGTAATCCCCGAAAGTTGACAGTAAATTCCATAGAATTACAGTATGCTCATCTGCTATAATATAAACAGTGAAATAGACTTTGAAAGCCTTGCAGAGAAATTTGCAGGGCTTTTATTATGCCAAAAAGGAGGAGTTTATGCCACATAAACCAAAGCAGGGTTGTGCATATCCAAACTGTCCAAAACTTACAAACGGGCGGTATTGTGAGGAGCATCAAAGGCTGATTGCAAAGCAGTACAACCGATTCACACGAGCGGTTGATGTCAACAAGAAGTACGGCAGAGCGTGGAAAAAAATTCGTGACCGCTATGTGCAGGCACATCCGTTGTGTGAGCAGTGCCTCAAACAGGGCAGAACAACACCTGCCGAGGAGGTTCACCACATTATCCCGCTTTCAAGAGGCGGTACACATAGTACAGATAATCTAATGAGCCTTTGCCAGTCCTGCCACAACAAAATCCACCACGACCTTGGGGACAGATAAAAATTATCTTGAATTTTTGTTGATTACCACCAATATGGGTAGGGGGTATCAAAATCTCTGAGAGGCGTATGGCGGACAACGGCGGAGGGTGTCACGCACAAAAACGGCAGTGTTCCTGTGGTAATTTGGGAGGTCGATAAGACCGATGAAAAAGCACTTGACCGCTATGAGGGATATCCGACCTTCTACTACAAGAAGGATATCAAGGTGCAATACAAGGGCATCAGAACAGGCAATCGCAGAACGGTTACCGCCTTCGCCTACATTATGCACGAGGAAAGGCAAATCGGTGTACCAAGCCTTTTCTACCTCAACACCTGCCTTGACGGTTACGATACCTTTTATTTTGACAAGCAGATACTTCTCAATGCCTATCACAAGTCAAAGGAGCTGTACGAAAATGACCGATAACCTTGTTCAGTTACGCACCTGTCCCCGTTGTGGCGGGGTTTATTCCGGACACGGTGCAGTTTCAAGGGCAGACAACCTAACCATCATCTGCCCCGACTGTGGCACACGGGAGGCACTTGAAAGCATAGGTGTAGATGAAACGGAGCAGGAGAAAATTCTTGATACTATTCATAATTCCGTAATGTAAATTATTAAAAATTTTTTGCTATCAATTGATTTTTAACAATGAATTTGATAGGATAAGTTGTGTAAGGATAAAAGTCGAATTTCTTTTGATACAGGGTATGGAGTATGACAAGAAGAATTTTGATAATAAAATCTTTAGATTTATTTATACTGAAGCCATGAAAGGCACTGCTATTTCGTTATCCTATAAGGGTGAGAAAACGGACTTATGAAATCAGATTTACTGGATTTTTCATAAGGTGAAATTTAATCTCTAATTATAAAGTACTAAATAACTAGAAAGCAAATTATTCAAGCATAACGGGGTGATGATATGATTCGAGCTGACCGAAACGCGGAGATAAATGAGATACTACGAAATGAGTATTATAGTTTTACTGTTCCGTTTCTTACGGAATGGTCTGCTGCGTTTGATAAAGAAGTCCCTCCTTCCAGGATAAATGAGTTCGGTATAATCGACGAAAAACGCTACGATACTGACAAAGGAGTCCTCTTTGTTGGCAAAGAAACAAATAATTGGGATAATGAGGACTATGAAAAAGGGATACTTTTTCGTAGTTGGATGGAGGGCATTACTCAGCATGGGCTTGCCGGTGGAGATCATATCAGCCAGCATCCGAATATGTGGTACAACATAGGCAGATGGGCAACACTGATTTGTGGTCCATCCACTTCTATTGATGAGATAGCTGATATGAAGGCTTCTGCTATTTCTGCTATTGGTATGATAGCATTTACAAACATAAACAAAGTTCGTGGGAAAAAAAGCAGCAGAAACGAATACCATCAACTTGCAAAGTCCCGTATTGCAGGAGAACTGCTGCGACGAGAAGTTGAAATAATAAAGCCTCAACTGATTGTCTGCTGCGGTACATATAACACAGTTGTTAAGTCACTCCATGATTACGAGGGGCAGATTATTAAAATGCCCCATCCGGGAGCAAGAAAGAAAAAAACCAAGATGCTGTATGAATTGCTAAGGCAGATAACACCAAAAAAGGAGGACTACTGTAATGATTGAGAGTTTCCCTTACATATACAAAGGAAAGTCAAAAGATGCAATTAAACAATTTATAAAATCTGAAACTGGAATAGAAATATCAAATCTGCTAAATAAATATATTGCTAACCCCACTTTAGTTCATACAGCTAATAAGCAGACCTTATTGCTATTGGCAAAAGAATTCGAACCGATATATCAAAAATACATAGGAATATTAGATGGTCCTAATGAGATTGGAGAGATTAAAATATTTGGATTTTTTCTAAAATCTCGAATTGAAAGAATACCCGAACTACAACAATATCTTATGTAAGGATTATAAAGTACACTTTATTAGCTTGCCAATATAGGCAGGCTATTTTTATGCCATTCGGAGGTGAGATTTTGAGAAAACTTAAAAATTACAAGCCTACAAAATTCAAAGCGAAAGGTAGCTATTACGATAAAGAATATGCCGACTTCGCTGTTGCCTTTATTGAAAGCCTTTGCCACACCAAAGGCACTTGGGCGGGAAAACCTTTTGAGCTTATGGATTGGCAGGAGCAGATTATCCGTGATTTGTTCGGTATTTTAAAGTCAAACGGATACAGGCAGTTCAACACAGCATACATTGAGATACCAAAAAAGAACAGTAAATCGGAATTAGCTGCGGCTGTTGCACTTCTGCTCACCTGCGGTGACGGTGAACAGCGAGCCGAGGTTTACGGTGCGGCTGCCGACAGACAGCAGACATCAATTGCTTTTGATGTTGCCGCCGATATGGTGCGTATGTGTCCTGCTCTGAACAAAAGAGTAAAGATACTCGCCTCGCAGAAAAGGCTCATTTACGAACCTACAAACAGCTTTTATCAAGTCCTATCTGCCGAGGCATACAGCAAGCACGGCTTTAATGTTCACGGAGTTGTGTTTGATGAACTGCATAGCCAACCGAATAGAAAACTTTATGATGTTCTTACAAAGGGCAGCGGTGATGCAAGAATGCAGCCGCTGTTTTTTCTGATCACAACTGCCGGCACAGATACACATTCAATCTGCTACGAGGTTCATCAAAAGGCACAGGATATTATTGACGGACGCAAAATCGACCCTACATTCTATCCGGTAATTTATGGTGCTGATGATACCGAGGACTGGACAAATCCGAGGTCTGGAAAAAGTGCAATCCATCTCTCGGTGAAACTATCGGGATTGATAAAGTTAAAACTGCCTGTGAAAGTGCAAAGCAGAATCCAGGTGAAGAAAACTCATTCCGACAGCTAAGGCTTAACCAATGGGTAAAGCAGGCAGTCCGTTGGATGCCTATGGATAAATGGGATAAGTGTGCCTTTGCAGTCAATGAAGATGACCTTCGTGGACGAGTGTGCTACGGTGGTCTTGACCTATCTTCCACAACTGATATAACAGCCTTTGTCCTTGTGTTCCCACCGCTTGACGAAGAAGATAAGTACATCATTCTGCCATACTTCTGGATACCCGAGGACACACTCGATCTGCGTGTTAAACGTGACCATGTGCCTACGATGTTTGGGAGCGACAGGAATATTTGCAGACCACAGAGGGAAATGTTGTTCACTACGGCTATATTGAAAAGTTCATTGAACAGCTTGGTAAGCGTTTCAATATCAGAGAAATTGCATTCGACCGTTGGGGTGCAGTTCAGATGGTACAGAACCTTGAAGGTATGGGGTTTACCGTTGTTCCATTCGGACAAGGCTTTAAGGATATGTCGCCACCCACAAAGGAACTTATGAAACTAACTCTTGAACAGAAAATCGCACACGGCGGTCACCCTGTCTTGCGTTGGAATATGGATAACATTTTCATACGAACAGACCCTGCCGGAAACATCAAAGCAGATAAAGAAAAATCCACAGAGAAAATTGACGGTGCAATAGCCACAATTATGGCACTGGACAGAGCAATTCGCTGTGGAAACGATACCTCGGAGTCGGTATATAGTTCACGAGGAATTTTATTTATATAAAGGACAGTGATATATATGAGCATATTTTCAGGACTTTTCCGTTCAAGGGATAAGCCTAAAAACAGAACAGCAAGCAGTGCCTACACATTCTACACAGGCAGAACAACAGCCGGGAAATCCGTCACACAGCGTTCTGCTATGCAGATGACGGCAGTGTATTCCTGTGTTCGTATTCTTTCGGAGGCGATTGCAAGTCTGCCTTTGCACCTTTATAAATACACAGAAAGTGGTGGCAAGGAAAAAGCAACGGACAGTCCTCTGTACTTTTTACTCCACGATGAGCCGAACCCGGAAATGACATCATTTGTGTTTCGTGAAACCCTTATGACGCATCTGCTCTTGTGGGGTAACGCTTACGCACAAATCATACGCAACGGCAAGGGTGAAGTCACAGCCTTTTATCCACTTATGCCCGACAGAATGACCGTTGACAGAGATGAAAACGGCAGACTGTATTATGAGTACATTGTAAGTTCTGACGATGCACCAATCAATAAAAAGTCGATTGTCAGACTGCAGCCATTTGATGTTCTGCATATTCCGGGACTTGGATTTGACGGACTTGTAGGTTATTCGCCTATTGCAATGGCAAAGAACTCAATCGGTATGGCTATCGCCTGTGAGGAATACGGTTCAAAATTCTTTGCAAACGGTGTCGCACCCAGCGGTGTGCTTGAACACCCCGGCACAATAAAGGACCCGTCAAGAGTAAGAGAAAGCTGGACTCAGTCCTTTGGTGGCAGTGCAAACGCACACAAGGTTGCAGTGCTTGAAGAGGGTATGAAATACACACCTATTTCTATCTCACCCGAACAGGCGCAGTTCCTTGAAACACGAAAATTTCAGATAAACGAAATTGCTCGAATTTTCAGAGTTCCACCCCATATGGTAGGTGACCTTGAAAAGTCGAGCTTTTCTAATATTGAACAGCAGTCACTTGAATTTGTGAAGTACACACTTGACCCTTGGGTTGTTAGATGGGAGCAATCCCTATCACGGGCATTGTTTACTGTTGATGAGAAAAAGCAGTATTTTTGCAAATTCAATGTTGACGGTCTATTAAGAGGTGACTATCAAAGCCGAATGAACGGATATGCAACAGCAAGGCAGAACGGATGGATGTCGGCAAATGACATCAGAGAGCTTGAAAACCTTGACCGCATATCAGCAGAGGAAGGCGGAGATTTGTACCTCATAAACGGCAATATGCTGCCTCTCAAAAATGCAGGCGCATTTGCAAACACAGACGAAATGAAGGAGGAAGAAAATGAAGAAGTTCTGGAAGTGGAAGAATCAGACGGAGAACAATCCGACCGAGAGAGTTCTGACTCTCAACGGCACAATCGCCGAGGAAAGCTGGTTTGACGATGATATTACTCCACAGCTTTTCAAAGACGAGTTAAACAGTGGCACGGGTGATATTACCGTATGGATAAATTCTCCCGGTGGTGACTGCGTGGCCGCCGCACAGATTTACAATATGCTGATGGACTACAAGGGTAATGTCACAGTCAAGATTGACGGTATTGCAGCCTCTGCCGCATCGGTAATTGCTATGGCAAGCACAGAGGTTTTAATGACACCTGTTTCAACAATGATGATACACAACCCCGCTACCGTTGCTATGGGCGACCACAACGAAATGCAGAAGGCTATTGAGATGCTTAACGAGGTTAAGGAGAGTATCATCAATGCCTACGAAATCAAAACAGGCTTATCAAGAGCAAAGCTGTCACACTTAATGGATTCTGAAACATGGATGAACGCAAACAAGGCTGTTGAACTTGGATTTGCCGATGGCATCATCGCAAGAGAAAATCCGAATACAGAGCCTGATGAAGAGGAAAAGAAGAACCCCTGTGAAAATTCAGTCCTGTTTTCACGCAAGGCGGTAAATACAGCTCTTAAAAACAAGCTTGTAAAGCACTATTCAAAGAATATTTCAAGAAACGCTGGAACAGAGATCACAGACCTTGAAAAAAGACTTAATTTATTAAAACCTTAAGGAGGAATTTTACTATGGCTAAAATTAACGAACTTCGTGAGAAACGAGCAAAAATCTGGGAACAGGCAAAAGCATTTCTTGATTCCCACAGAAACGAAACCGGTATTCTTTCGGCTGAAGATACCGTAGCTTATGAAAAGATGGAAAAGGATATTGTTGACCTCGGTCACGAGATTGAGCGTCAGCAAAGAGTAGACGACCTTGAAAGAGAGTTAAATCTCCCGACAAGCACACCGCTTGTTTCAAAACCCGATAACGTCAATCGTGAGAGTAAAACAGGCACAGCTTCTGAAAAGTACAACAAAGCATTCTGGAATCAGATGAGAAACCGCTCAACGCAGGAGGTCAGAAACATTCTCAGTGAGGGTGTTGACAGCGAGGGCGGTTTTCTTGTACCGGAAACCTTTGAAAACACACTTGTTCAGGCACTTGATGAAGAGCTTGTAATTCGTCTGCTTGCACATACATTTACAACAGCGTCAAACGCACACAAAATCCCTGTTGTTGCCACAAGAGGTAAGGCGATGTGGACTGAGGAGAACGCTGCAATCACCGACAGCGATGCATCATTCGGTCAGAAAACAATCGGTGCGCATAAGCTGTGTGCTTTAATCAAGGTATCTGAAGAGCTTTTGAACGACTCTGCATTCGACCTTGAAAGCTACTTCAATCAGGAGTTTGCAAGACGAATCGGTGAAGCTGAAGAGGAAGCCTTTGTTATCGGTGACGGCAGTGCAAAGCCTTACGGTATTTTTGATGACAGTGAGGGCGGTGAAGTTGGTGTGACAGCTGCATCAACAGTAACAATCACAGCCGATGAACTCATCGACCTTTATTACAGTCTTAAAGCGCCATATCGTAAAAATGGTGTTTGGCTTTTAAATGACAGCACAGTAAACAGCATCAGAAAACTTAAGGACAGCAACGGTCAGTATTTATGGCAGCCGTCTATTAAGGACGGTGAAACCGACACACTTCTCGGTAAGCCTGTTTACACATCTTCATCAATTGCAAATGCTGCATCGGGTACAAAGCCGATTGCATTCGGTGACCTTTCCTACTACTGGATTGGTGACAGACAGGGTGTTACCTTTAAACGACTCAATGAGTTATATGCAGCAAACGGACAGGTAGGTTTCCTTGCGACAAAAAGAGTTGATGCAAGACTTATTGTTCCGGAGGCAGTTAAGATTCTCAAAATGAAGGGTACAGTTTCTACAGGCGGTTAAGGAGTGCTTTTATGACTGACAGGCTTTTAGAAAGGGTAAAGCAAAATCTCATACTTGAACATTCTGAGGACGATGCACTTCTTGAGCAGTACATCACTGCATCGGTTTCCTATGCCGAAAGCTATCAACACATTGATGAGGGTTACTACTCCACACACGCAATGCCTGCAACTACCGAGCAGGCAGTTATTATGCTTGCAAGCCATTTCTATGAAAGCAGAGATGGCTCAACGGGCGGATTCTTTGCTGACAGCACAAACGCATCGGCTCAGGTGTGGAACACGGTCAATTTACTTTTAAGGCTTGACAGAAACTGGAAGGTTTAGCTATGAGTTTTGGAAAGATGAACACACCTGTTGAAATTATGAAAAGGGTGATTGAAACCGATGATGAGGGCTTTAAGAATGAAAGAATGAAAACAGTAGCAAGCGTGAGAGCATATCGTGAGGGCAGACACGGCAGTGAACAGTGGGCAAATATGGCGACATTTTCTGTTGCGACTGACCTGTTTCGCCTAAGGTGTATTCCGCATATTGAGGTTACAACCGATATGCTCATTCTTTGTGACGGAAAGCGGTTTGAAATCACATCTGTTGAGAATGTAAAAGGCAGAGGAATGTATCTTGAAATTCTTGCAAAGGAGGTTGACGCAAGTGGCTAGATGCACAATGAAAATGCCGGAGGAGTTTTTACTCAAGATTTCAAGACTAGGTGACAAAACAGATGAAGTGTGTGAAAGGGTACTCAATGCCGGTGCTGAGGTTGTTCTTAAAAAGGTGAGGACAAATCTCAGAAATGTCATCAGCAAGGACACAAAAACGCAGTCACGCTCAACGGGTGAGCTTGAACGCTCACTTGGTGTGTCACCTGTTTTGTCGGACAAGAACGGCAATCTGAATATCAAAATAGGCTTTTCAGAGCCGAGAACAAATGGCGAGAGCAATGCAAAAATTGCGAGTGTAATTGAATACGGCAAAAGCGGTCAGCCACCAAAACCGTTTATGAAGCCCGCAAAATCAGCATCACGCAAGGAGTGTATGACGGTTATGATTAACACGCTTGATGAGGAGGTAAAAAACATATGAGTTTGCTTGCTGAAATCAAGAGCATTGCAGAAGGTTTAAATATCAGAGTTGAAACCGGTGCTTTTTCAGACAAAGCACCTGACGAATACATTGTTCTCACTCCGCTTTCAGATGGTTTTGATATGCACTGCGACAATATGCCGACCTTTGACAGACAGGAAGTGAGAATTTCTATATTTTCAAAGGGTAATTACTCTGCACTTAAATACAAGCTTGTGACCGCTCTTTTTCAGAGTGATATTTCAATTACCGACAGACTGTATATCGGTTATGAGAGCGACACGGGCTATCATCACTATGCTATTGACGCATTAAAAACTTATGAACTGGAGGAGATAGATTATGGCAACAATCGGACTTGATAAGCTGTACTACGCAAAAATCATGGAGGACTCTGACGGAAACGAAACCTACGATACACCTGTTCCGCTTGCAAAGGCGATGAGTGCGGAACTTTCGGTAGAGCTTGCCGAGGCGACACTCTATGCCGATGACGGTGCATCTGAGGTTGTAAAGGAATTTCAAAGCGGAACGCTGACACTCGGCATTGATGACATCGGAACTGCTGTTGCAGAGGATTTGACCGGTGCGACAATCGACAAAAACAAGGTGTTGGTTTCCGCATCTGAGGACGGAGCACCGCCCGTTGCAATCGGTTTTCGTGCAAAGAAAGCGAACGGCAAGTATCGTTACTTCTGGCTTTACAGAGTGAAGTTTGGCATTCCTGCAACTAATCTTACCACAAAGGGCGAAAGCATCGAGTTTTCCACTCCGTCGATTGAGGGTACGGTTATCCGCAGAAACAAGGCTGACAAGCTCGGCAAGCACCCGTGGAAGGCTGAAATTTCAGAGGACGATACAGGTGTTGCAAGTGACACAATCAGCGGTTGGTACACTCAGGTGTACGAGCCGACCTATGCTGAATAAATACGGAGGTGCGTTATGACTGACAGAGGAAATATTATTAAAATCGGTGAAAACGAATATGAGCTTATTCTCACCACAAGAGCAACAAAGGAAATTGCCAAAAGATACGGCGGACTTGAAAACCTCGGTGACAGGCTGATGAAAAGTGAAAATTTTGAAATGGCACTTGATGAAATCATCTGGCTTATCACCTTGCTTGCAAATCAGGGCGTTATGATTTACAATCTAAAAAATCCAAACAGCAAAAAGCCTTTGCTTTGTGAGAACGAGGTTGAACTTTTGACCTCACCGTTTGACCTTGCAGAATACAAGAATGCAATTATGGACTCAATGCAGAAAGGCACAAAGCGAAACATTGAAAGTGAGCAAACCTCAAAAAACACGAAAGTCGGGTAACAGACGCTGAGCTGTTCACCCGACTTCTTTATTACGGACTTGCACATTTGGATCTTTCGCAAGATGAGGTGTGGCTGATGCCCTTTGGGCTCTTGCTTGACTTGTGGGAATGTCATAGACAATATAACGGCATTGCAAAGCCAAAACGAGTTGCTTGCATTGATGATGTTATTCCTTATGGGGTTTGATTATTCTGAAAAGGATTGAGATTTATTAAGCGGTATGATATAATTAGCCCATTAAAAAACTGAAATTGTTAGGAGTCTTAATTATGGCAAAGAGAATAAGAATGAATGAAGTTCCTTGTTGGCAGGAGGAGAGAAATTTTACAAAATGGCTTGCTGATAATATAGATTGCGTAGGAAATATTATTGGAAGAAACATTGTAAGTGCGTGTACTGAAGTGAAAGAATCTAGTGAATATGGCAAAGGAAAATACCCAGTTGATATTCTTGCAATTGACGAAAATGATGAAAAAATTGTTGTTGAGAATCAATATTTTTTAAGTAATCATATTCATTTAGGTGAAATACTTACCTATTCAGCTTGGAATTCAGTTTCAACAATTGTATGGATTACAGAAGATATAGACGAGGAACACTTTCGTGCGGTAGAATACATAAAAGAATTAGCTCAATCTTCAGATAGAAAGCTTGAATTTTGGATACTGTTAATGTCTCCAGATGAAAATTCAGATTTACTTAATGACCCAAATGTGATTTTAAAAGTGGCGACAAAGGATGATTGTATAAAAAGAGATTCAAATGTTAAGCCACCAATAAATGCAGAATTAAATATTGAATTTTGGAACAGGTTTGAAAGTGTAGTTTTGAAATATGGATTTTCCCTTTCACGACAAGGACGTACAGATTGTATTAATTTACGATGGGGAAAATCCTATGAAATGAATGTTCCATTTAGAAAAAATAACATAAATATTGAAGTGAATTTTAAGAAGTTTGGAACTATTTTCTATGATGCAATTGATGCAGATTTTGATTCTATTGTTGAGGAACTTTGTTTAGGAAAATATGATGAGATTAGTTTGAATCAATATAGTAAATATTCCCAGATTAGAGTTAAAATACCAGCACAGGTTGAAAATATAGATAAATGGGATGAATATATCGAAAGAATGATAGGCATTATTCTAAAATTAAGAGAAATCGCAGATAGGTATGAGTTTTGCTACTGATAGTAAATTACAGATTTTTCAGAATGAGTAATATTCATAGATATGATATGTCAAATTTCAATTTATCTATACAATAATTTCAAGGAGTAACCAAAAGGTTGCTCCTTTTTTAATACACTTTTGAGCCAATAGGCTCTTTTTTTATGCCCTAAAATGAGGAGGTGAACTTAAATGTCAGATAGTTTTGGACTTAAGCTTGGCATTGAGGGCGAAAAGGAATTTAAAAAGTCGCTTGCAGAAATCAATCAGAGCTTTAAGGTGCTCGGCTCTGAGATGAAACTTGTGTCCTCGCAGTTTGATAAGAATGACAATTCCGTTCAGGCTTTGTCTGCAAGAAATACGGTTCTTAATAAGGAGATTGACGCACAAAAGCAGAAGATTGAAACCTTGCGACAGGCACTTGCAAATGCATCAGAGTCATTTGGTGAAACTGACAGGAGAACACAAAGCTGGCAAATTCAGCTTAACAATGCCGAGGCATCACTCAACAGTATGGAGCGTGAACTGAACAGTAATAATTCTGCACTTGAACAGGCAAAGACGGATATTGAGGGGACAGAAAAATCTCTTGAAAAGGTTGACGGTCGGCTTGATGATACTGCCGAAAGTGCCGATGATATGGGCGATGAAATCAAGGACGCAGGCGACAAGGCGGATAAGTCAAAGGAGAGATTTTCAAAGCTTGGTTCGGTACTCAAGGGTGTGGGCGTTGCGATGGGTGCGGTTGTTACTGCGGCGGCCGCAACAGCCGTAAAGCTAGGCAAGGAGGTAGTTAATGCCTATGCCGACTATGAACAGCTTGTCGGCGGTGTTGATACACTTTTCAAGGGCTCATCGCAGAAACTGCAAAGCTACGCTTCTAATGCCTATAAAACGGCAGGCCTTTCTGCAAATGACTATATGGAAACCGTTACAGGCTTTTCCGCAAGCCTCATTCAGTCGCTTGGCGGTGATACGGACAAGTCGGTAAAGTATGCCGATATGGCAATCACGGATATGGCAGATAATGCAAACAAGATGGGTACGGATATGTCGCTCATTCAGAATGCGTATCAGGGCTTTGCCAAGCAGAATTACACCATGCTTGATAACCTTAAACTCGGCTACGGCGGTACTAAAGAGGAAATGCAAAGACTTCTCTCTGACGCAGAGAAAATATCGGGCATTAAGTACGATATTTCGTCATATGCCGATGTGGTCGATGCAATCCATGTTATGCAGGAGAGTATGGATATTGCCGGCACTACTGCAAAAGAGGCGGAGGGTACAATTTCGGGTTCGGTTAATGCGTTGAAGTCATCGGTCACAAACCTTGTGGTGGGCTTTGGCGACGCAAACGCTGACCTCGGTGAGTTGTGTGAAAATGTTGTAACGGCATTTCAGACCGTGCTTGAAAACATCTCGCCTATTGTGGAAAATCTCATCTCCGCCTTGCCGACAGTAATTACTACACTGCTTGAATCGGCAGGTGAAATGCTCCCCACGGTTCTGGAAACTCTTGCAGAATTGTTTGCACAGGTGCTTGAGGGATTGCTTCAGCTTTTGCCACAGCTGATTCCCGTTGCGGTGTCAGCCTTATTAACAATTACAAATGCAATTGTTGAAAATCTGCCCTTGCTGATTGAGTCGGCAACCTTGCTCGTAGCAACTCTCGTACAAGGCCTTGCAGATGCACTGCCTACACTAATTCCTACTGCGGTCAATGCGGTTATGACGATTGTACAGGGACTTTTAGACAGCTTGCCGTCAATCCTTGACGCTGGACTTAAGCTTGTATCTGCTCTTGCACAGGGTATTCTTGATGCACTTCCCGACCTCATATCTAAACTGCCTCAGATTATCATGGGCATAGTTACATTTCTTTTAAATTCAATACCGCAAATCATACAGACAGGCATTAAGCTGCTGACCTCTCTTGTTAGTGCCTTACCCGACATTATCACAGCAATAGTTAAGGCAATTCCGCAGATTATCAACGGAATTATAAATGCAGTAATGAATTCAATTCCGCAGATTATTCAGGCAGGCATTGACTTGCTCATTTCACTTGTCAAGGCTCTGCCCACCATTATCGTCACAATCGTGAATGCAATACCCGACATCATTTCAGGCATTGTTAATGCTCTTATTGACAATATTCCGGCAATAATTCAGGCGGGTATTGATTTGTTGATTTCGCTTGTTAAGAATCTGCCGACTATCATTAAGGAAATTGTAAAGGCGGTACCTAAGATTATTGAAGGCATTGTAAAGGCCTTTGGTTCACTTATGTACAAGATTGTTGAAATTGGCGGTAACATTGTAAAAGGCTTGTGGGACGGTATCTGCGGTCTTGCATCGTGGCTCTGGGATTCAGTCAGCGGTTGGATTTCGGGTATCTGGGACGGCATCTGCGACTTTTTTGGCATTCACTCACCGTCAAAGGAAATGGCATGGGTTGGCGAAATGCTCGTCAAGGGTCTTGCCGGCTCTATTGACAAGAACGGTGATATGGCTGTTCGTGCCGCCGAGGGTATGAGCAGTGATGTTTCAAGTGTTATGAACTCACTTGCTGATGATATGAAAACTGCTTTGCCGACTGATTTCAGCATTGACGGAAATGTTAAAGGATTGGTTGATAATTCAAATTCTGCTGTTTTCGGCAAGAGCGGTCTTTCGCTTGTGCTGAATATTGCAAATTTTAACAACTACTCAAATGACGATATTTCTCAGCTTACAAATGAAATTATGGAAACTGCAGGTCAGTTTGCCAAAAGGAAAGGACTGGTGTTTGCTTGAACTATTTTGAATACAACGGCATCAGGTCATCTGATATGGGGCTTCATATACAGAGAAAGAATGTGTACTCCTCGCCAAAGTATGACTCTTCCTTTGTATCAATCCCCGGTCGCAATGGTGATTTGATTGTACCGAATCGCAGATATGAAAATACACAGGTGAGCTATTCTGTATATCTGTCTGCAAAGAACAGTCAACAGCTTGCTGACAGCATTACAAAAATCAAGGCATGGCTGTATGCACAGCCCGACAGGTATCACATACTAAAGGACAGCTATGACAAAAGATTTTTCAGATATGCTCTTTTTAACTCCTCGCTTGACATTGAAGATGAGCTTAACAAAATCGGTGTGTTTACCGTAAGCTTTAACTGCAAGCCGTTTAGATATGACATTGATGGTGATTTACCGCACAGTATTGATGTGGTGCTGAATTTTCCGTATATGATTTTTTGCAGAATGGACGGTTCAAAGCCGGAAAACGACTGGAGCAACCGTTGGAATCAGACGGCAGACCTTGTTGTGCCGAGTGGTAAGAATATGTTTGTACTGAATACAAATTCGTGGACAGACGGCTACTGGGACTACTATTCAGATGCCGATAAGAGCAGAATATATCTTAAGGTAAACGAAAACTGGAAAAAGGAGAATGCAAGGTTTGCCCTCTACACATTTCTCGGTGACGAAACCGCATGGTATTCTTTCGAGAAGGTCAGCGAGGATATTTACAGAGTGACCTTGCCGTCAAAGGGTGAAACCGTACTTGTGAATCCGTACAGCTTTGAGAGCAGACCGCTTATTCATCTTAACGGCAACGGTGCGGGTACGCTTACCATTGATAACGAAAACGGCAGACACGAATGGACATTCAACGATATTGACGAGTTCATTGAGATTGACAGTGAAAAGATGTGCTTTTACAAGGACAACACGCTGAAAAATGATACGGTTACAGGCACGGGTTTTCCTTTGCTTGTAAAGGGCGAAAACAGGTTTATTCTCGGCGGTGGCATAACAGACGGTTCAGTATTTCCAAGGTGGTGTTCGTTATGATGCCGATTTTATACAGAGCAGATGAAACTGAGTTTGACACCTACGGAATCGGTGTGCTGTCGGACTGCACCTTTTGCGAAGTTACAGAGGAGCGAAACGGTGCGTTTGAATGTGTGATGAAATATCCTCTGCACGGTGCATTGTTTGATGAGATTAAAAACGACAGGGTTATACTCGTTAAGCCGAATGACACATCAAGGTCACAGCCATTTCGCATATACAGAATTACAACACCGATGAACGGCATCATCACAGTGTATGCACAGCATATATCATATAATTTGTCGGGCATTGGCGTGTTGTGCTTTGAGAGCAAATCGGTTTCACCACAGCTTGCACTCGAGAGAATTTTTGCGAATACTTCATCAAAGCACGGCTTTAAATGCAGTTCAGAAAAGAGTAAACGAGATTTTATCTTAACAGACAATAGAACAGTATCCTAACAAAATCCCCATCAAGGAATTTTTCTCCTTGATGGGATTTTGTTGTACAGCTTGATGAAAAATCGATAATTTTTTTACGTGAAGACATATGAAAATAGTTGAAAAACACTATTGTTTGATGTATAATGAATTCAAGCAATCTTAGTCTTTACTTTAAAATATTATAGTTTATGTATGGAGGTATTATTATGAAATATTATTTAGGTATAATTCAATTAGGTGGATATAGTGGAACTTATTATAATTTTAAACCGCAATATTTATATGATCCAGATAGTAAAACGATAGAAGAAATATCTCGTTCCGAATTGGAATTAAAATTTCCACAGTATGGTGAAATCAATCTTTCATACGAAATGTATAGGGAATCTGCACCTAAAAAGTTTTTAAACGCCTTGGAAATAGCAAATAAGGAGTCTTATGATTGTTTATACTCTGTTTGTTTTAGCGAAGAAGATCTTGAGAAAAATGAAAATGAAAAAATTCAAATTAAGCTAGATTTGCAATCTTTGGTTGAAAAAGGAAAAAATCTATGTGATATAATTAAGCCGATAGAAGATATTGGAATATATAAAATTGTCAATTCGAAAACCGATATTGTAAATTATGATGCATTTAATAATTTAGTATTGGTAAATGAAAAATATTTTATCGGTCAGCATGTATTACTGGCCTATGAAGGTTCTTTATATGGTCCATATGAACTTCATGAACGCCCCATTTATGGTGATAAATACATATCACCATCCATCAGCAGTAATGGATATGTTTTAAAAAAATACTCTGAAAAGTATTATAAGAAATTTGATTTTTCTCAACAAAGCCATGATCGTGTATCAGTTGCAATTATTACTGGAGAACCAGAATTAGTTGATGCTTTACCTGACGCTATATTATTGGATAAATTGCAAGATAAGATTGATATTGAACTATTAAAAAATAATGTATATGAATTTGATAGATTAGTCAAGACATCTCCATTTTTAGGGGATATACCTGAATCGTTTCAAAAAAAGAGAATAGGTAGAATTAAAGAAATTATAACAAATGCTTTAAATTATGAAGATGAAAAGAAAAAAGCTATAATTTCACTTATTGATGAAAGTGACTCGGATGTGCAAATCTTACTAGGCGAAAAAATTAAAGAGAGTAATGTTTATAAAGAATCGCAAGAAACAATCGATCGATTGAAAAATGAGGTAGAACATCTGTCTTCAGATAAAGATGAACTTGAAAAAAATAACAAGGTTCTTGAAGAAAAAATTATTGAACTAGAAAATGAGGATAATTCAACTGAAGCAAGAACTAAAGCGAGAATTGACATCTATAAAAGATGAATATGAAAAGTTAAAAAATGATAACCAAGAACTCAAGGACAAAGTTTCTTTGTATGATGATGTTATGAATTTGGAAAACAAAAAGAATGAATTAACTGCAAAAAATAAAGACTTACAAGCGACATATGATGATTGGGTACTCCGTATTTCAAAGAAACGAACTGAGTATGATACATTACAGAAAGAAGTCAAAGAAACCGTGTCAAGCGAGATGAATACAACTAAAATGGTTAAGACCGCATTTGATCCTTATATTTCAAACCTTCTTGTTGAAGCCGCAGGTCAATGGAGTAAAAGTAAAGAATATGAAAAATATAAAGAGATATCTGAATATATGCGGAATTTGCCTTGTGAAAATATAAGAAAAACTGATTTGATAGATAATTTAGTTGAAGATATTCAACAGTTTAGAAATTATAGTAGGAACGACATAATTAATATGTACATATGTTTGTCACAGAACTTCCTTACTATATTTTCAGGTGAGCCTGGTACGGGAAAAACATCTATATGCAGTATTCTCGCTTATAGTTTAGGACTTAATAGTTTCGGCTTTGATTCTAATATTTCAAGAAATCGTTTTATTCCTGTTTCAGTTGAAAGAGGATGGTCATCTAAAAGAGATTTGATAGGGTATTTTAACCCTCTAACTAAAAGATATGATAGAAGTAATGCAAAAATATATGATGGGTTAATGATACTAAATGAAGAAAGAGAAAATTCTCGGTTTCCTTTTGTTATTTTATTGGACGAGGCAAATTTGAGTCCTATTGAGTATTATTGGGCTGATTTTATGCGCATAGCTGATAAATCAGATAAAAATATGTTTATAAATATTGGCCTCGATGATGATATATATATTCCTGAAACTTTGCATTTTTTAGCTACGATAAACAATGATCAAACAACTGAACAATTGTCGCCAAGATTAGTTGACCGTGCTTGGATTGTTAAACTGCCAAAATCAGATGTTAAAGAGACAGAAAAAGATATTACCGACTATTTTTCGAATATATATCTCTGGTCTGACATAAAAGAAGCATTTGTTGATTCAGGTAATGGCGATATGCAACTGCAAGCATTGGCTGAAAAAATCTACAAACTTTTTGATGATCACTACCTGACTGTTAGTCCAAGAATAAAGCAAAGCATAAAAAAATATGTTTGTATTGCACAGGAGATAATGGAAGATGAGCTTGGTGTAAGCAAAAAAGAAAAAGCTCTTGATTTTGCTATACTTCAAAAACTCCTTCCAAAAATCAATGGTATGTATGAAAATTACAGACGCTTATTTGAGTCACTATCACAAATTTGTGAAGAAAATCACTTAAAAATGACGAAACAAGCATTATCTCGAATGCAAGAGTCAGCTGATCAGAATATGGGTTATTGTCGATATTTAGTTTGAGTTTGGTGTGAGTTATGAGTAATTATAAACTTAAGTTATATGCCAAGAATGGCTCAGTTACAGAGTTTGAACTACACTTGAAAGAATGTACTGAAATACTTAATGATTATCAACACATAGTAAGTAGAGATTATATTTTTAATGATTACGCTTATTTAATCAAGGTAGTTGATAATAAAGATATAGTTCAAACGGTTGATGCGACCTTTATTAATAACGAGATTGTTGATAAATCATTATCAAGGCGACATGAATACGCTTCATTATTTATCGAATGCTTTGGATTAGTGAAAATTGAAGTTGTAATAGATGGCTGTTCTTATGTTACTGATAATATTAGTCTAATGATGAATAAAAACAGTGTTAATCAAGGATTAATTCATATGATTGACTACATATATGATAATTGCGATGATTACCTATATGAAGAGCATAAGAATTCTAAGATATCAACGGGTATAAAACCTAATACCAATATTTCGTTAGATTCAAAACTTTCAATGCTTGAAGATATATATAATACATATGTAAATATATATCAAGTGTTACGTTATTCTCCCCAGTCAAAATTAATTAATCTTGATAAAATAGGAAATTTTCAAGAGTTGCAAAATATACAAGCTAACACGATACGTTATATATCAACGCATCCTGAAGAACTTCGACCCGTAAATTATAATTCAGGTATCGTTGTTGATGGTCAATATTATCAGCCAAATAAGACTTTAGTTAAGTCTGTTACATATTCATATGATATATATGAAAACCGGGTTATCGTTGGCTTCTTACAAACTATAATCAATGAGTTGCAAGAGATTAAAAAGTTTTTAATCGAACGTTACTTACATGACTCACAACCAAAAGAAAAAGATAATTATGTTGAATCTTCTTATTATATTTACACACGAAACACAAGAATTCTTAAAGGATATATAGATTATGTTGATCCACTGATACTGAAGTTTAAAAATTTATTTGAGGAATATCACTCTATACTTCCAGTAAAAAATATTGTTGTTATGGCGCCACCTGAATATACTAATGTTTTCAAGGTAATATTACATATAGGGTCATGTTTCAAAAAATAAGAAATTGGTTCATGTGCGGAAATTATATTTTGAAAAAGTATGAGTTATTGCTTAGTTTTGTTTCTATAAGTAAAATATATGAATATTATTGCCTTATTAGAATCAATAAGACAAAATATATGAATATTATTGCCTTATTAGAATCAATAAGA